ACCTAAAGTTTGCTGAGCAATCTCCTGCTGCTGCCCTGCAATGGCTGAGGCAATAGGAACTGCGCCTTGGGAGATTGCAGTGTCTGTCGCTGCACGGTCAACACTTGTGATAATGGACTCTGCATCTTCTTGTAGGGCGATCTCGGCGTCGGTGGGAGTTGCAGCTTCCTTTGCCGCCTTCCCTGCTTTGATAGCGCCCGCAGTTGTCAGTCCAGCAGATGCTAACGTCAGAGCAGTTAGAGCAAGGGTAAATGGTTCAGTGAAGAGAAGATCCTCTGCCCGAGGGAGAATCAGAGAGGCGAAAGATGCCACACATAGGATTGCGGAGCGCAGAGGCGTAAGCCGAAAGCCCAAGATGAACTCCAGATCTTGCTTACCGATCAGGTTCTTTCGGGAAAACATTTCATGTTTCATGGCTATAGACCGCTGCTGAGTGTGTTTCGAATGCCGCCCGATTCGGGAAATACAGATACTTGAAGTTTCTAACACGGATACGTGTCAGGTTTGCTGTGGAGTAGACTCCAATGCCATAACGATACCAAGTTTGGGAGGTAACTCCAACCACATGATGCCCAGACCACATGCGGCCCATGCCCAAATATCGACCGACTGCATCACCTGTTCCTGGACCCCCAGTTGGAGGAGCACCATCTGGGTCGATACAAGCTGGGAGATACTGCCGAAAACCGAGTTCTTCAAGATCGAGAGTACTTCCCTGGGCTCCCATCAGAGAGAGGAAGGCGCGTTGTTGGTACTTGGATGAAGACCCCTTCTTTGGAGTATCGAGATCTGAGGAGTATGAGAGTTGCCAAGTGAGCAAAAGGATTCCATCTGAGGGCGCGTAGAACTCAATCCCTGTGCCCGGAATCGGCTGTAGCTTGTCACCATCCGATGAAGCAGATGATGATGCACTTGTGTAATCGACAATATCTTTTGCGAAGTCAGCATTCAGTGTAGAGCCGACCATCTTCCCCCGAAACATTGCGCCACGACGGATTGCTGGGAGTGGGAGATGCCTTGTCTCACTGCTGCTATAGGCCACATTGTCATGGTCAAGATGCCCATTGATCACATCGAGACTTTCAGTTTTGACAGTATTCAAAACAGGGCGGTACAGATTTTCATCGAGCTTTTCTGGAGTTTCCAGATCAGCCAGTCGATGCTTAAACTCTACTTTCATTTGAACCCCCGCAAGCCAATAGCTGTGAGGTAGCTATTCCCCAACCACACTTCATCATTCGTTCCACTGGCTGAAACCGTCGCCATCTTTACTCGGACACCCGTGATCTCCAACGCATCAGCGACAGCAGACGTGATCGCACCTTGAGACTCCAGGCGATCTGGATCGACAAGGATTCGAATACTGACATTGTGTCCTGTACGGGCAGTAAGTTCACTTGAGAGAGGCGTTGAGTCATCTGCATTGAGATCAATAATCCATCGATCTGATCCGATGATCGGGTGCCATACAAGATTCTGATCCCTGACTTGGATCTCAAAACCAACACCGTCTCGATTTGCTTTCCAGCAATAGGTATTGAAGAGGATCAAAGCAGCCCGAGACCGGCCCCCAGTAGAGCCAACAAAGTTCTCCCCAAGTTTGATCGGCTCCTTGTCGGTGTCACCAGCAGCCGACATTGAAAGGGAGATTGGCCTTTGGGCAAAACTGCCTCGGATTGTTCCGAGGTATGGCCCCTCTCCAATGACAACGCCGGCATGGGATGACCATCCAGGCGCAGTAATCCCCGAAAGGCTTACGCCCGAAACCCCCGCGTGGTAAACGACATAATCGTGTCGTCCCTTTTCAGGGTCGTTCCTGACTGATGCCAGCTTCATTATGTGGCTGCCAGCATTGGGAAAGGTAGTACCGGAGTCATTCTCGAAGTCGAGATGCTGGTAGTTCAGTGAGCCTTCAGCAAACGCACTCGGGTTTAGGCCGATCAACCCCTTATTGAGGTTCCCTTCGAAATCATTGAAACGAGTGTCGAGGTCATTCGAATCAAACTTGTCCCCTTCCAGGAAGCGTTTGAAGTTGATTGTGTCAAATGCCATACATCACCGCCGAAACTCAATGGCCCAAAGATCACCATGAACTGCTCGAACCGTAGTGTAGTTCTTAGTCTCAGGACACCTTCCCACCAGTTCCAATCGGAACTCGCCAGCCTGGACTGGAATAATGGCATCCAAAACGATTGCCCGAGGGCCATGAAGCTCCCGAGAGGCCATGGGATCATTATCAGGTTCGGCTGTTCCTGTAGCTGTTTCCCAGATGATTGAGCCATTGTATCGGAGTGCGAACTGCGCTGTCCCACCGATATCCCCGGTATCGAAGTAGGCTTCATCCTCCAAACGATTTCCTTTGTCTCGTTGAGTCATAAAGAAGGAACACATGATCCACATTGTTGCGGACTGGGTAGTCCCTGTAAGAGACTTCAACGCCTGCCAAGAAATCTGATTCTTTACACTGGGGGCAGAAGAGACATTCAATCCTACTGAACCAGATGGGCCATAGGGAGGAACGTATTCATGGACATCTACTTCAACATCTGCTGATGCCCAAGTGCCAGAGCCATCATAGGTATTATCGATGTCTGGTGAGCCGATTCGGTGGCGTGTTGTCCAGTAAGTATGATGAATCTGGCATGCCGCTTCGGACACCGGAGTGGTGGGGATAGGACTTACCTGCGCACTGGGCCGATCCGTCGCACTCCAGTTTTGCTCATTCAAATAACCAGCTTCTGATATGAACTCATGGAAGTTGTCATTGGCCGTTTCAATATCAATCGGTGACTTCTGTCGCGTATTGCGGATGGGGAACTTCCAAGCCATTAGCTGCTCCTCGGCATACGACCACCGCCCGCGCGCGGTGACTCATCCACAACGAGACCAATGATTTCGATATCGGCAGGAACAAACTGAGTTTTTGTCACAGGTGTGCCCCTATTGGTTACTTGGGTAACGATCCGCTCTTTTTGGCTCAGCCCCTCAAGCCGAATCTTGAATACTTCGCATGATGGGATGTAGATGTCCTTCCGAATCCAGAAGGGACGACGCTTCTGCCATTCCTTGGCATCATCTGTAGTTGTGTCCCCCCAGCCGGGTGATGGATCTTCAGGGGAATCGAGTTCGATCGTTGATGAATGGACTTCATCATCCTTCCGCCAATCTCGGTACACACGGATAGTCATCTTCTCTGTCGTTGAGGTTTCACGGAACCACAGTTTTACCGTAAGGGCTGTCTTACGCTCAGACTCTCCGGTGCCAATCCAGGTAGTTTCAAAGACAGGATTTCGGGAATCAGCAGTGGAGTAGAAACTACGACTCTCGTGGTCGAGTACCCAAACGCCCCACTCCTCTATGCTGATGGCATCTCCTTCAGCATTTGTAGGAGTATTGACATGCACTCCCTCCACAGTTCCCGTGCCCAAGACATACTGTCGATGGTCCCGGGTCGTACAGAGAGCGGTGTACTGCGCTCCTCCCCGAGTCTTCCAGCCATTCCCATCGAACACAAAACCCTTGTTGTTGTAGACGGAATCCTCAGTGGCAACCCAACAAATGTATTCCTCATTCACTGGATCGATTGTGGCTGTGGCTTGAACTATTCGGCTCTTGTTGACTGTCTTCAGTTGGTCTTCGAGGGGCATAGAGAGGAAGACGACTTCTTTCCCATCGTATGAGTAGAAGCCATCATAGGCCAACCAAATAACGAGTCCACTGGGCAACTCGGCAATGCTATCCGGAGCAGCGCACCCTACGGTTGTACTGATCGGGAATGACCGGAATCCAAGTCCATCATCAGAGGGAGTGATGGCATAGATACTGGACTGGGTGAATGCCAGAACACCCCCCTCCACACGATGTAGCCCAGTGATGGCTTGACCAGAGGGATCAGGGAAAAGGATGGCATCACGCTCAAAGGTTCCCCATCTGCCCAAGGAAGAGTAGAAGATGGCCCCAGGTTCAGCGGGCGTATTGCCTACGAAAAGGCGTCCCATCGCGACTTGGGCAACCCGAAACTTAGGTACCGGGACAACATCCACAGCCGGAGAAATCAAAGCCGAATCAGGTACATTGTCGGGAAAAGCCTGAGAAGCGTTTTCGGGAACTGTCGCGAACTGGGCAGCGGATATGAGTTCGACGCTACGGCGAGATGACCGGCCAAAGGCTGAAGATGGAATCTCGAAAAGCTGAGTCGTACCCGAGTTCAGATTATCCTTTGTACGATACAGCATCCTTCCAATGGTGCCCAAAGGGCCCTGTGCAATGCTTGTCCAGATGAACTGATGCTGCAAAGTCTCACCCGGATAGGGCTTCTTTTTCGATTTGAATGCGATTGACCGACGATACAAGCGAACGCTTTGGCTCTCTTGCGAAATGGGAGAAAGATTTCCAAAGTAATCAATCCATTGCGTAGCCCCTCTCCATTCACCCGAGAGCAGGAAGGGAGCACCAACAGGGCGGCTCGTTCCGTCCGGATCTCGATCTGAGACAGTAGAGATACTACCAATCCGCCCTGTCCCAAACTTCCCATGGAAAAGTGGAGTGCCCGAAGTACGCCGAGAATGATTCATTGTATTCCGGCGAACGGAATAGCCAAAGGTGTTGGAATCTCGGAGATTCTCGTGGATTGCAGGAGAAGTTGGCCCAGTAATGTTGGGGGCTCCAGGCGCAACAGCATAGCCCAGAGGAAGAATGACTTCTCCATCGTAGAAGTACGGGCGCGGATCCGTATCAGCTTGCGGAATGATGATGATGCCGTTGGGAGTAGCGACAAACTGAGTGGGAGCCCGTGCCCGAGAATCATCAACGAGAGCATCAGCGATCTGAGCATTGTTGTCAGTTGGGCTAATCAGTGCCCTCCATCCCTTGTTCCACCCCTCGAATACCCACAGCTCTTTTCCAACATGGGCGAGAAGAACATCTCTTTGCCCACGCTGGAGAAGCGCGTGAAAGATTCCATGAGTACGGGTGTAGTCGGCTGTGGTCAAACGGCCCGAAACAGAGGGGCTCAAGTTCCCATCGTAAACAGGGAGATAGGGTGTCGGGCCTCGAATCGAGCGGAGACTATCCTCCGCAGTAATGCGGAAGTTAAAGATCTCCCCTGCAACCTCGATTGGAGCGAGAAGTTGCCCAAACTGTACGCGGGGAAAAGATGGCCCACGCTTCAGCCGTTTGGATTCATCCGCCGGCATTTACGCTCCAAAGGCAAGGAGCGAATCCAACTCATCAATGGAATCGTCTGACACACCATTAGTTGACGGTTCGCCCGTCCCCTTGCCCAAGGACTGAGGGGCCATCGAGTCGAACTCAACTTCGCTTTCGACTTCAACTTTGGTAGTCGGAACGGAGGTCATATTGGGGGTGGAGTGAAGTTGAAACTTGCTCAACTTATTGATTTCACTGGTGATTCTCTCATCGCCATAGCGCACAGATGAGAAGACCGCAGACCACCGACCCATCGTAAGGGTCTGGAGACCCGTGATGGTGGCGAACTCCCAGTGTCCACTGGGGAGCTTGCGGCGATAGACTGCGCCTGGAATGGGGCAGCCCTCGGGCAAAGTAAAGATTTCAACAACCTCTTCGGGGAGCATTTCTACCTCTCATCCACAAGAAAACGGTAGCCGCGACGACCGCGACTTCGGGCTCTCCCAAGGCGCTTCCGAAAGACACCTGTGGGCAGTGAGCCATACCGCTTCGTCAGTGTAACAAGATGGCGCTCATAGATGCTTAGTGCAACGGCTGCGAGATCCATATTCCCGAGAGACTCATACACCAAAGCGATGGCTTTCTGGACCAGGACAGGGAGACTCTCAGGGGGGATTCGGGGCACAGCTTGGTCATCATTCAATGGATGAGGCTTTCGAAGGTACCGAATATCAACATCATATGCTGCATCAGGCAAGGGGGAGAGTTGGATACCCGAGTACCCATGAGTGTCTCGATGAGGCTCTGCTTCGTTGAGCAAATGGCCATTGAACTGGAAAGTGGTCGTCTGCCCATCCACCCAGCCCACGAAGAAGAAGTCGGTAGAGTCTCCGACGATTGCTTGAGTTGCTGCGGCGGTACGGTCAGATGACACACGGCGGGCGTAAATACGTTTCCACAAACCCGATTTGCCATGCTCCAACTCTGAACCTGCGCCTGTAGTGAAGCCCAAGGGTGCTCCGACATCAGGGACAGTGAGCGCAATCGTCTGCGCACTCGATATCATCGTTGATTCGTCGCTGACGGGTGAGGGCGCACTCTCCCAACGAGGCAAACGCTGCTGCGAGACATCGGATGTATCGCCTGAGATGACCCGAGTCTTTTCTTTTGACCCCCAACAGACCGTGTAAAAGAAGTCGAAAGTCCCTTGAGGCTGTTGATAGCTGGTACTCCAAGTGGTTCCAACCACAACTTCCGGGATGGGCTTCAGCGTGGGTGAAGGGAGTTGGAAGAAATCTGTCCGGAAAGCCTTCCGTGGAGACCCAGAGGAGTTGGATGCTTGGATGTCATCCCACCACTGTTCCTCAGCTTCCTCAGTGTAGACCAGCGCAATCAACTCACGTCTCTCCTCTGCCCAGATACGGAGAGAACGAACCTCGATTGTATCTGCGGGCAGATAGTACGAGTTGGTGTAGATGCGGTAATCGAGCAGAGTGTACTCGGTACTGGCTGCGGAAAACTCTTCCAGATCAAGAGGGTGATCCAGCGTGATGTAATCGGTGTGCGTAGAGCCAACCTCGGTGTACCAAATACGGCGAATACGCCGCCTATGGACTCGGCCGTCTGAGCCTGTGATCTCTATCCAGCGTCCATCCCAAGGGTGAGGAACGTCAGCCGTCACATAGGCAGTAGGATCGAGATCCCATTCGGTAATAGAAGCATCATCCCCAGAAGGAGCACCAGCGGTGATAGCGTAGGCGCGTTTCCACACCAACCCAGGGGTCTGAATAGATGATGTGACTTGCGTCAGCCCATCATTGGTGATCGAAGTGTCTGCCTTGGCATCGATCTGGGTACGGAAATACGCCTTGTCCTCAAAGAAGAGGAAAGGCGCTTCCAGGGCAAGCTGCTGATAGGCTCGGTTAATGAACCTATCCAGCTTGAGCTTGAGGTCTGATGCGGAGTCGGGTTGCCAGTCAATCTGATCGAAGATTGCTTGCCGAATGTCGGCACGGTTCATCGGTCACGCCCCTTGGGGGCCAGGTTGGCAACCCCTCCTGCTTAGTTTAGCCGCAACTGATATATGCTGTACCGGTAGCGGCAGCAGAAATCGCTGTGGCAGTATGGCCGATAACACCGATGTTCGAGCCGAGGGTAGAGGCATCATCAGCATAATCGAGAGCGGTTCCAACAGCAGATCCACCGGAAGTAAATGGGGTATCTACAGTTAGGCCAGCACTACCAGCCAGAATGGTGCCTACCCCACGCTTCAAAACAAAGCCATAGGAACCGACTGCAATGGCATGTTGGGCAACTCCGAGGCACATGACTTGCGGTTGGTGAGTGGTAGCGGGAGTGATCGTAGCCCCACCCCAATCATTCGTCGCTGCACTTGGATCTCGATAAACGATAGTCCCCGCTGCAAAAGCATTGGAGGGATCGTCATTGAACACGTAGACCCAAGTCTGGGGACCAGCGTTGTTTGTAACGCCGCCAGCGCCGCCCTTGGTGGCAGGTAGAGTTACTTCATAGCCCAGAGGAAACCGCTGCGGTGAAGCGTCGGTGCCCAGGTCAACTTGGGTAACAGTAGAAGGAAAAGCAGTTCCGCTCATGGTAGAAACTCCTGACTAAGCGATGTTTCCGCCAGTGACGGCGAAGTTAGCGGCGAGGAAATCACAGTACATGCCCATGTAGAGCACATACTCGAACTGGTGAGCATCCATGTCGGGCCGACGAAGCGGGCCACGGACGGAGAAATCGCCCTTGGTTTCCATCTTGTCATCGCTGCCCAGGGTGTAGGCATGCCACGTCGAGGTCTTGAGGCCATAGATCACGCCATTCTGCGCAGCAGTGGTTGTGAAGGTCGAAGCACTCGGGTCAAGGAACTCCTCGATGTACATCGTGGCCTTCAGGAACTTGACGCCCTGAGTCACATCATCCACACCGGCTTCACCCTTCACCTGATCCTCAACGATGATGCGATCATCGAGGAGATCGATGTAGTTGGAGAAGCTGGTCTCATCCGCGATCAAAAGATCGACCGGGCCGAGCAGCTTGCCCTTACGGGAAGCGCGGAAGTATTCCTTCCGAAGAGTGGAGATACCATCGGAAGCCATCGAGGTGATGTTTCCGAATCCATTTTTCCAACCAGTGACGGCACCAGAAGTTGCGTCTTCCTTGGCAAGCCCAAAGACCGTGTCAGTCTGAGTGGCGTCGAAGTCGAAGACACCCGTGCGGGCAGTGCCGTGCGGGCTGTAGGTCGTGTCACCATTAAGAGTGAGGAAACCACCAACACCGGAACCGTTTCCGTTCACCAACTGCTTGGTGATCCGCTGATGGAAGTCCATCAAAGCAGCTTCGGGGTACTGCTTGATCAAGTGCTCCACATCGGCGGGGCCAGTGGCTTCAGCCATATCCTTGTCGGGAACAAGAAAAGAGTAGATGAGACGTGCTGCCCGGGTGTCACCCTTGGCAGTGATGTCAGCGCGGGTCGCCGCGAGGCGTTCACCACCATCAACAATGTGAGTCACATCGCCAGGACCGCCGGTAATGACGCGGAACTCCTTAAACGGACCCCGCAGACGACTACGCTCAATGTTGCCATTCGTCACGATCTTCTTCAGGACCGGTGACCAACGTTCAAAGAGGTTCTGATAACGTGGAGCAAGCTCTTGGAGAGCGTCATTCAGGACTTCGGCGGAAATAGCCATATGTCTTCACTCCTAAGTGAGAACGATTCGCGAAACCAGATTACCCGGTACGTTTCCGGAAAGCACGTTGGACTGCCAATCGACGGGCATCTTCAATGCCGAAAGTATTGCTGGAAACTGCCTTTTCGGTACTCTCAGGGACATTTGCCCCCTCGGTTGCGCCAGCAGTCATTTCCGCGCCCGCCCGAGGTTGGGCTGATTGTGTCTCAGTCAAACCAGAGTCGGTCTTTGCCATTCGTACTGCATACTGAGGGGGAACACCCTGAGCCATATAGCCCAAGGTAGACTGGACGAAATGCTCATTGCCTGAACGGACGAACTCTACTGCCACTTCTGGCTCGATCCCACTGTTCATAAACTTGAGGAACTGGCCCCGCTTCTCCATTTCCTCCATGATGTCAGCATTGTCTTGGCGGAACTGGTGTGCCCAGGCATCAGCCTCTGCTTTCTCAGACGCTTCGACTTCGGCCATCTTGGATTCGTAGTGTTTGATCTTTTCGTCGTACTGCTCTTTCTCAGTTCCCCATGTCTCCCGTGACTTCTGAATCTTCTCAAGCTCAGCCTGACTTTTGGAAAGCTTCTCACGGAAATCTTTTCCAATATCCTCGCCCTCAAGGAGAGCCTGGTACAACTCCCGATCTTGCTCCAAGGAGTTGCGGAGACCATCGATCTCCTTACGGATATGGCCGCTCAGATGGCCGTGAATCGGGTGGTACACCTCTGGAAGCGTGGCAACTTCGCCATCCCAAGCCTCGAAATCGAAGTCAGGAAGACGAAACTCTGGCTCTGCCGGAGCTTCTTCCGCAACCGTTTCCTCAGCCGATACGTCAATCTCGGAGCTTTCGGTAGCGACTTCTGTAGCTTCACTATCCGAACTGGCTCCAGCCTCGGAATCAGTTGTGGCCTCGGCGGCTGCATCACCTTCTCCCGTCTCCATTGTCTCATCCTCATAAATCACGCAACACCTCCAGTGGCCCGCTCAGCCGCTCGACGGCGGGCATCGCGGAAGGGTTCTTCCTCTTCCAGTCCAGCTTCGGGAGCTTCTTCTGGCATCTCTTCGACTACGGAATCTGGAATCTCTTCTTCCGGAGATCCCCCAATCCGAACCAACTCAAAACCCTGGCTGCGAAGCGCATCCAGAATAGCCGTGGGATCACCCAAGCCCTCAGAGAGAACAGTAGTCAGCGCAGCTTCAGCATCAGAATCAGAAGGCCCAGGTTGTTCAGCATCAGCGAGTGCTTGTTCAGCATCAGCTTCTATTTCCAAGTCTCCCTCTGCGGCTTCTCCTCCCTCGGTAAGATCGATCCCAATCTCAGCGGCAGCCTGATCCAACCCCTGAACCTCGCCTTCAAGCTGTTGGATCAGTTGATCGGTAGTCATCCCGTCATAGGCGGCAGGGTTTCCTTCAGGCATTGTTAGCTCCGGTATCGATTATGATTTTGTTGGATGTCTTTGCAATCTCTTGCTTCTTCTCAGACTGGAAGTTGTTCCAATCCTTGTAGCCTTGTTTCTGCACTTTGGCCTCCCGGCGCTCATGCAGCTTCTCAACCTTGTTTCGCCAGTACGTCCCCTTCCTTTCAACAAAACGGCAAGTCGGGTTGTCTTTCAGGTATTGACGAGCCTCAGAGTTTGAAGTCGCCTGAAGTCCAGCGGAGTTGATGGTCAGTGGATTCGAGAAAATGATTCCCGCAGTCGTAAACATAGTGGGGAGCTTCTTTCCTGGGCCTTCACATTGTGGGCAGGGGAAGTCTTCCCCATCGGTTACCCGAGGGGAGAAGACATCCTCTGTGACTCCACAGTCTTCGCATCTGATGTCGTAAATGGGCATCAGCCTACGAACTCCGTATCCTTGCCCGCCTCAGATTCAGCCAAGCCTTCGAAGACTTTCTTCAGCAACTTGCCGAAACCCTTCTTCTTTTTGGCGTCACGCATCTTGGCCCCAGCCAACTGAATCGTGAGATCCTCTCCACCAGGATCGCTAATCGTGACTGTCGTAGCCTCTTCCCGAGGGCTCCCTGCAAGTGCCACAGATGGGCCTTCACGAAGATCGGTGGGCTGGCGCTCATCCATCTCAGCGATATCTGGCAATGCCCCTTCTTCCTTCTCACCAATATCAGTGAGAGCCACCTCATCTGCGCCTTCAGGTCTGCTGGGTCGAGACTCCGCAAAAGCGCGCTCTGACACCCTCCGCCGGAGAGAGGGCGTAGGCTCCCCCGCTCCGATTCGGCCTGTCACACCGCCTCGACGCGCTGCTGTCTCTTGGAGTTCAGACTGTACTGGAGACAAGACATCGGGAGCCCGAGCAGTAACAACGGCAGGTCCGCCTCCAACCTGAGTCTCTTCTTCACTGAATAGACCGCGCTCTACAGCCATCTCTGGATTGGCGAAAGCGTATGTCTCCCGAGTGATGACCCCATTCATCAACATTGCATCCATTAGCTCTGGGCTGGACCCGATTCGATCAATGGCCGTATTAGAGAGGTCCGTTGGCTCCAGAGGCCGACCTGAAGAGGTAGACAAAGACTCAATCTGCCCCAGAAAGTCTCCAGCCTGTTGAGTCGTTTGGTAGAAAGCGAGCAAGGGCTCCATCGCGACAGTGGCCAATCCTGCGGCTGCACCACCGAAGATCTTGGGTGCAGCCCGGGCGGCGATCTTGGAAAAGCTTTTCGCTGCTGTTTTCGATGCTGCGGCTTGGGCACCCTTCTGAACAGAAGTTCGGCTTGCTGCTCCCGCCGCGCCCTTCGCACCTTGGAGTTCAGCACTGGCTGTACGCAATCCCTTCTTTGCGGCCCCAATACTGCCCTTGGGAGGGGGCTCCGCTCCCGCCCGAACCTGAACCGCTGGTTGGCTTGCTGCCTTTCGGGCGGCTTGAGAAGCACGACCGACATCACCACCAGCCGCCTTGGCCCCGGCAGTAGCTTTATGGGCAGCGACAACATCAGCACCAGCCTTACCACTGATGGAACGTTTCGCTGATTCCGCTGCTGCCTTGCTGGCCTTGTAGGGCTCATCTGCCAATCCAGCAGCCAGTCCACCCGCTGCGGCTGCGGGGGCAGCCCGAGCCATAAAGCCAGGTGCCTCTGCGCCTTCGGGATCTGCGTCGGCCATTTCAGATGCGCGCTCAGTTGTACTTACCAACTGCTGTGCTGCGCCCAACTGACGATTCCTCATATCCGCATAGGACAGATCTTCAGGGGATGAGCCTTGAGGGTTCTGCTGAGTCCGCCGATATCGAGCATCTTGGCTCAAGTCACGGCGCAAGCTGGTCATCATGGCTCCAGCAAGAGCACTCAAGCGTGCCAGTTCTTGGAAGTTTCCGGCCTCGAAAGCCTCATCGATCTTCCGGCGAACCTCACTAATATCCGTAGTCTCGGTGGGGCGTAC